ACTAACTTTTCCCGAGCAGACGGACAAGGGTAAAAAAGCTATGGGATATGGACTGTGATCCGTGGATTGGGGACTGCCAGCCAATAGCCAATAGTCCACGGTCATTATATCACGATCACAATGCAAGGTAATCACAAAACCGTTGCACGAATCATTGATGGTAATCTGAAAATCCGTTGTGCATATGCATATTGCGATCGGATGTGCGCCATGGTCCATGATCACATTGTGATCGCAATCGGAACACGGACGGCATTGATTAAAAATTGATCAATAATTAATTTAAATTATTTTATGATCAACCCTTTACTTATAACTTTACTTTTAGTATCATACCTGTATGTTAAGTAATTATGCTTAACTTAATAAATAGGAAAAATTATGAAAACTACTACTAATAAAAAGAATGAAGTAAAAGTAAATTTAGGCGGACTTGACGGGAGCCTGATTTATACAGCTACAGGTAAAGTAGCTAGAGCCACGCATAACGCTGAAAGGCATTTAACCTTGAACGGTATGACGGTGACCGAGGCACTAGCAACTAGGTTAGTAAATGCCCAAGATATTAAGTACGATTTAGCGAGGGGATTTATTACCCTAGAAGCCAAGTAGCTTAGTAGGAATTAAGGGTAGCTTGAACGAGCTACCCTTTTTTTACGCCTACGATTTGAACCGACCACGAACCCCGATTTATTTACCCCCTACCCCCCTTATACGATAACGATTATATATAAGGCTACAGGCTGAGTTTTTCAGATACACTGGAATAAGATTTTACTTTTGACCGAACCTAGACTACACTATATACACAGAAAAGACTGTTTAAAAAATTTTTTGCAAAATTTTTATGGCTACAGAACTTAGGGCAACACCAGGAGAACAAGAGATCTTACCTTATGATCCTTCTCCGTTAGAAAAACAACGACAAGGTATAGCTTCTTTATTGCGTAGATTAGGGTATGACAACTATCGTGCTCAACAACTAGCAGAAAACACCACGTTCCTATCAGAGTTCCTTCCAGGTTTTGGCGATGTACAAGGCATGAGAGAAGGTAAATACATATTTGATGAAGGCGACCGTGTTCTAGGTGCTGGTATTATGGGGTTAAGTGCATTACCGTTTATACCAGTAAGCCGTATGGTCAAAAATTTACGAAACAAAGGCGAGCTTAACGTAACCCCAACTCAAGCTTTTAGAACTCGGAGTGATGAAACAGCTTTAGACCAAGCATCAGATTTCCGAGAAGATGTTCGAGACATAGGACTACAAGATGCAGCAACTGTAGGTAGACCTAATGTAGAAACGTTATTAGAACGTGAAGTAGTCAAGTTTGCATCAGACACAGCTTCTGACTTTAATAAAGCATATCCTGTAAAAAATATACTTAAAGAGATTGAATCAAAAGTGGCACCAAGTGCTGTAGGTGGTTTTCAAAGACAAGTGAAAGAGTTTGTTCCTCCAGAACTTATGAAGACTAAAGCTACCCTTCAAGAAGTGTTAGATAATATAGGCAAAAACAAACCAACAATAAAAGAAATGGAATCTCAGTATGATCTTGGGGATGTTGGTGCTAGTATGGGTAGTCAATACTCTATGTACCTACCTAACATACCTAAATCAGACACCCCAGCAAGAACACTACCAGAAGCCATGGACAATGCTCCCATACTAAACTACACCGAACGTAGTTTCGCTATAGACTCTCCAAAATATGGTAGACTTTTTCAAGACCCAGGACACAGAGAAGTAAGTACAGGAGAACTACCTGAATTTACCAGAGATTCTTTTGACCCCAATACCACAAACCGTATATTTACAACTCGTTCTGCCCTATACGAACAAGACGGTCAAAAAATATTAATACCAGCAGAAGGTCAGTCGGGTATGTATAGAATGGACACGTCTATGAAAATACTACCTAGAGATAAACTACCTTTAGCTATTAAAGGTGAAGAAAAAAGTATAGCCAATAAAATAATGAGAGGGGAAAGTTTAGAAAAACTCGCTAATTCTCCAGGAATACAAAAAGCTGTAAAAGATTCAGGTAACTCTTTAGAAGATTTAAGAGAATTAATAGATGAACAAGTAACTGAGCTAGATATGATGGGTGATCAAATTATGGAAGAGTTTCGATTACCGAAAGATTACCCTATGTTTGGCAACGAGACGACTCTCATCGACAGAAACGGAAAACGATACGACGAGCTAGATTTAGAACGTATAGAAGAATCTCAAAGACTAGCCTTAGAAGATAACGCAAGTAAATTTGCAACAAAAATAGAAAATCTAATCATAGGTAATAAAGGTATAGACGCACCAATGATTAAAGATTGGTTCCCCATGCACATGAAGACAGCATTAAATGAAGCGGTAGAAAAAAGTGCGGACGTAGTACGTTTTCCTATCAATGATTACGCTTTAGCTAAACAAACAGGTCAAGAATTAATGCCAGCACGTGCAAGAGACATCGAACTAGATACAACAATGGGTGGACTAGATTCTGATGTTGCAGACACGTTATCAGGGTACAATTATTTTCCAGACGACACAGCTAAAGCTCTAGCTAAAGATTATAAAAAACGCACGGAACAAGGAATCAAACGTATAGAAGGCGAGTACGGAATCAAGTTAAACGCTCAGCCAGTAAAAGACGAAAACCTCAACGAGTTTTTAGAAATAGAAATGACACCAGAACTAAAAGAAATATTTAAGACTTTAGTTTTTAACCGTGGTGGTGCTGTCCGTAAGCCACTCATGCCCCTCAAGTATTAGATCGCTGCATGACTATTCGCCCCCAGCTTGAACAACTGCCAGAGGAAGTTCTAAAAGAACACCTAGAACTATCAGAAAGGTTACAAGAGATTGAGCGTGTAGAAAATGCGCAATCAAAGTTTTTATCTTTTGTCAAAACCCAATGGCCATCGTTCGTGGAAGGTGCTCACCATAAACAGATGGCAGAAGCCTTTGACCGTATAGCTGATGGCAAAATAAACAGACTTATAATAAACATGCCACCAAGGCACACGAAGTCTGAGTTTGCGTCCCATTACTTTCCTGCGTATTTAGTAGGTCGTAATCCGTCGCTCAAGATCCTACAAGCAACTCACACCGCAGACCTAGCTGTAAAGTTTGGTCGTAAGATTCGTGACCTTATGTTAACAGAAGATTACGAAAAGATATTTAGTTCAGTAGCTATTAACCCAGACTCAAAAGCAGCAGGTAAATGGGAAACACAAGACACGAACAACCCTAAACTTAAAGGGGAGTATTATGCAGCTGGTGTGGGTGGTGCTCTAGCTGGTCGTGGTGCGGATTTATTTATTATTGATGACCCTCACTCCGAGCAAGATGCCCTTAACCCAAAGTCCATGGACGATGTGTATGAGTGGTATACCAGTGGACCAAGGCAACGTCTTCAACCTGGAGGTGCTATCGTCATAGTCATGACACGGTGGAACGTCAATGACTTAACAGGTAGATTACTCAAAGATGCGGCACGTGATCCTAAAGCAGATCAATGGGAACTTATAGAACTTCCTGCAATATTACCGAGCGGTAAACCCCTATGGCCAGAGTACTGGTCAATAGAAGAAATAGAAAGCGTCAAAGCTTCGTTAAGAGGTGGACCAAAGTGGCACGCACAATACATGCAGAACCCAACCTCAGAAGAAGGGGCACTTATAAAACGGGAGTGGTGGAAAGAATGGCCATACGATAAACCACCTCAGTGTGATTATATTATTCAAAGTTATGATACTGCGTTTTTAAAATCAGAGATGGCAGATTATTCTGCTATAACTACGTGGGGTGTGTTTTACCCAGAAGGTCGTTTAGGCGGTGAAGAAATATACAACGGCGATGCTCCACACATCATACTATTAGACGTAGTAAAAGGTAAGTACAACTTCCCTGAATTAAAAGGTCAAGCATTTAAGCAATACGAACATTGGGAACCAGACGTAGTGGTTATAGAAGGCAAAGCCAGCGGTATGCCCTTAACACAAGAACTGCGTAACTTAGGTATACCTGTACAAAACTACACGCCATCAAAAGGCAACGACAAAGTAGCAAGAGTCAATAGCTGTGCTCCGTTGTTCGAGTCTGGCATGGTTTGGTATCCTGATACTAATTGGGCAAAGGATGTAATAGAAGAATGTGCAGCTTTCCCAGCAGGTGATCACGACGACTTAGTAGACTCAACCACACAAGCCTTAATGAGATTTAGGCAAGGTGGCTTTGTACAACTACCAAGTGATTACGAAGAAGAAGTTTTATATCGGAAGAAAATAAGTTATTATTGATAACTTATAAAGGAGAACTATGGCTATAGAAGTACAAAGATATCCTAAACGGGAGAACCCCATAACGTCAGAAGAAGAGATAGTCGTAGAACTAGAAGACTCAACCGATGACGGTGGTGTAGAGTTTCAAGTTGGAGCTGATGGTCAGATGCTTCCCATGGAAGACACAGAAGCATTAGAAACAGAACACAACTCAAACCTAGCTTTAGTTTTAGATCCAAGTTCACTTAGCGAAATATCAGGTGAACTTATCGGAGCTTTTGAAGAAGACAAAGAATCACGCGATGAATGGTTACAAACTTTTTCTGATGGTCTTGACTTATTAGGTATCAAGTCAGAAGAACGTGACATGCCATTCCCAGGAGCAAGTGGAGTAACTCACCCACTCCTCTCAGAAGCAGCCACACAGTTTCAGGCACAAGCCTATAAAGAATTGCTACCAGCCAATGGTCCCGTCAACACAAAAGTGGTAGGACTTGACACACCAGAGATAGCAAAGCAAAGTAAACGTGTCAAGGATTTTATGAACTACCAGATAACAGAGGTTATGGAAGAGTATGATCCTGATATGGATAGTCTGTTATTTTACTTACCATTGGCTGGTAGCGCATTTAAAAAGGTTTATTTTGATTCACTACTAGGTAGAGCCACGTCTGCCTTTGTAAAAGCAGAAGATTTAGTCGTAAGTTACGACACAACTAACCTAGAAACATCACCAAGAATCACCCACGTCATCACAATGACAGGGAATGACATCAGAAAGATGCAATTAAGCGGTGTTTATCGTGATTTTGACATCGGATCTCCTGGAGAAGGGAGTTATGATGAAGCAAAAGACAAGATTGATGAGCTTCAAGGACTCAGTAGACCGACCAGTGACTACAATGAATACACTATATTAGAGATTCATGTTGATTTAGAGCTAGAAGGCATTGATGAATACGAATATGGTGTGCCTTATATCGTTACTATCCTTGAAGAATCAGGCGAAATACTCGCAATTAGGCGAAACTGGGCTATGGATGACGAATTATTCCGTAAAAAAGAGTATTTTGTGCACTATAAGTTCCTTCCAGGACTCGGATTTTACGGTTTTGGCTTAATTCACATGATTGGAGGGCTAACTAAGTCCGCAACTTCTATTTTAAGACAATTAATTGACGCTGGAACGCTAAGTAACCTGCCTGCAGGCTTCAAAGCACGTGGTATGCGTGTACAAGGTGAAGATGAACCTCTCAGACCTGGAGAATTTAGGGATGTTGACGTTCCAGGAGGCACAATACGTGATGCCTTGATGCCTTTACCGTATAAAGAGCCAAGTAATGTACTTAGTCAACTATTAGGCATACTTATTGACTCAGGTAGAAGGTTTGCAAGCATAGCAGACATGCAAGTTGGTGATATAGGTAGTCAACAACTGCCAGTAGGTACAACTGTAGCTATGTTAGAGCGTGGTACAAAGGTTATGTCAGCTATACATAAACGTTTACACTTTGCTCAAAAGAAAGAATTTAGATTACTGGCTGGAGTTTTCTCTAGATCATTGCCACCGTCATACCCTTATGCGGTGGAGGGCGCACCTTCTGATATCAAACAGTCAGATTTTGATGATCGTGTAGATATTATTCCAGTCAGTGACCCTAATATATTTAGTATGGCTCAACGTGTGATGTTAGCTCAACAAGAACTACAGATGGCACAAGCTGCACCTCAAATACATAATCTACGTGAAGCGTATAAGAGAATGTATGAAGCCCTAGAAGTAAAAAACATAGATCTACTTTTACCGCCTCAAGAAGAAGTGCCACCTAGAGATCCAGTGAGTGAACAACAAGCAGCGATCATGGGGCAACCTATTAAGGCTTTTGAGTTTCAGAATCACGATGCTTACATAACTGCACACACAGCTTTCTTACAGAATCCTATGATGCAACAAAACCCTATAGCACTACAAGCCATACAAGCAAATATACAAGAACATACTTCTATGGTTTATAAACAACAAATAGAACAAGCACTAGGTCAACAACTTCCATCACTTGAGCAAATACAAGATCCACAAGTAATGAATGAGATAGCTCTTGCTGCTGCTAATGCTACACAACAAGTAACAGGTCAGCAACAAGCTCTGATACAAGCGCAACAAAACAGTCAAATAGATCCTGTGGTAGAACTCAAACGTGAAGAAATAGCACAAAGAGCTCAGTCCGATGCTTTACGAAGTCAGGTGGATTTAGCTAAAATAGAATCACAAGAAGCAATAGCAGAAATGAAAGTGGCTCAAGATAGAGAAGAGGCTTTACTAAAGGCTCAAAATGATAATAATAAAACTTATGGTCAAATATTAAAAGATGTTAGATCAGCAGATACAAACACAAAAGGTACTTAAATGAAAGATACAACTAAATACAAAAAAGTTAATTTTCCTGCTCCAAATAAAATAGACCTATCAAAACCAGTAAAAGGTCCAGTTGTTTTAACTAAAAGCAACAGTGATATTTTTGGTCAGGGTCAAAAAACTGTTCAAGGTAAAGGAGCAGCAACTAAAGGAACTAAATTTAACGCAAGCCCTAGCGGAGTAAGGTAGATGGCGAAAAAGAAAGGACTGTGGGCTAATATCCACGCTAAACGTAAACGCATAGAAGCTGGCTCTGGAGAAAAAATGCGCAAGAAAGGCGACAAAGGTGCACCTACCGAAGCTCAAATAAAAGAAGCACAAGGCAAAAAGGATGGTGGTTTAGTTGGTGGTCAGAAAAAACTAGATAAAAACAAAGACGGCAAAATATCTGGTGCTGATTTTAAAATGATGAAAGGTGGCGGAGAATTTTTAGCAGGAAACTCAAATCGTAGAAGAAGCAGAAACGGTGGCTAAAACTAAAGTTAAAAAATCAAAGCACAAAGGATGTGGTGCGGTTATGTCTAAACGCAGAAAGACCACTAAATACTCATGAGCGATTCACCAGACGAGTTTGTATACAGAGCTACGTTAGATAGAGTGATAGACGGAGACACGTTTGACTGTGTTTTAGATCTTGGTTTTGATGTCAAGCTACACAAACAGAGAGTCAGGTTAGCTGGTATAGATACACCAGAAAGCAGAACAAGAAACCTAGCAGAAAAAGCACTAGGTTTGAAAGCAAAAGACAGACTTATTGAACTTTGTACTGGAACATTTAAGGTTAAATCACTGGGAAAAGGAAAGTACGGAAGAATACTCGGTATTCCGTACACAGCAGAAGGTGAAGATATATGTCAAAAACTTATATCAGAAGGGCATGCTGTAGAATACTGGGGCGGAACTAAAACTAAAGTATGGGGTTAATACCATGGTAAGAAAAAGTAAAATGGCTACAAAACGTAGAATGTCAAAAGGTGGCAAAAAACGTAGAATGTCAAAAGGCGGAAGAAAAAAGTAAGTAGTGTCTCATCTCATCAGTAATATCCCGCATTTTAAATGCTGGGTAAGAAGAGAGTTTACAAGTAACCACGAACAGTACCACGGAGAATATCTTCACGCACTCGCTATAGCAGTTAACACGATTCCTGATAGATCCTTGAGTTTTCAAGTTGTATTTACAGGAGAAGAAGCTAACTGCGAAGATTGGGATGAAGGAAATATACACGGTGGTGCGATGTGGGCAAGGATGCCAATACAAGCTTTAGTTGCTGATATCCCTAGTGAAAATTTCCCAGTTCCTATGGAAGATCATATAGCTCAACCATGGGACTGTGAATCAAGAGATCATTCTGTTATAGTTATGGACAGAGTTTCTTCATCACCATGGCTTTGCAAAATTGATGGAAAGTTTTATAATGGAAAGTATATGTTTACTGTTGACTACACTGGTAATGATATAGCTGATGACCCAGCTCAACACAAACAATCTCATGTACTTTATATTACACAAGATTGTAAGTG